CTAATACCGGTACTTCTGGTATCCCGAACACACCGGCGTCGGGCGGCCCGACCAGCTAAAAACACTCTAAGAACTACATCTTTGTTTATTACTGCATTAAAAATATCATCTTTGGTATAAATAATAGTGTTCACTGTTACACTGTGGAAATCGTTCACATTGTATCATCGTGATCTTATGCGCTACCCGGCGCGTATGGCATAGAACGCCACTTAGGAGAAAACAAATGGGACGTCCATTAAAAATCGCTAAAGCTCAAGCAATTTTGACCATCACTGATACAGCTTTAACAGGTAGTATCGTAACAGTAACAGAAAACTTAACTACTTCACCCACTGTCGGCGTCGCCGCTGGTATGCCGTTCGTGGTTGCTACTACTGTTGGTGGGCTTGTAGCCGGCACAACTTATTATATCAAATCAATTCTGTCTAACACTACGTTTGACGTTTCGGCAACCGAGCCAAGCGTTCAGCCCCAAGTCATGGCAACTCTATCTAACTCATCAGGCGGTTCTGTGAAGGCGTCAGTTGCAGTCGTTGATGCTTACTTCAACAACCCGGTTGGTGGTACAGGTTTCCCGGCAACCAACTCTAACACATACGGTGTAGTAGGCGGCAACACGGGAATCTACGGTAAGCAAGTACTAACCTCAGTTGCTATCGGTGTCAATGGTGTAGGTACACTATATACACCACTAACAGTTAACACTAGTAATGTGGTAGCAGGTGTAGGTACTGATCTTGCTAACTTAGCAACCGGAGCTGCACTTCAAGTTGCTGTTGCTAACATCAACGGTAGCACTGACTACGTTGACTTAGGTTTTGCAAGTGCCACAAAAGGTAATCTTACTGTCGCAGTAGCAAACACTGTAGTATTAGGTAATATCATCGGAACCTCAGGTAATGCTCAAACTCTTGCAGTAAACATGCCAATTACATTTAGTGCTAACTTAGGTACTCTCGTAACAGGCACAACGTATTTTGTTAAAAATATTGCTAACGCTGCTGCATTCACGGTGTCTACTAATCAGGGCGGCCCAGAAGTGCAGATGAGTGCTGCTACAGGTACACCAAATGCTGTCATGAATCGTGTTGTGTTAACTGCTAATGCTAATATTGTCGCAAGTAACGCAGCATACGTATATGCAAACGATGAAGCCGGTTACATTGTCCGTCAAAAAGGCAAAACAAAGTATCTTGTAACAGGCGCTACGACAGGTTTAACAGGTGTTTGTTACACTACTAACGTAGCAAATGCTGCACTGACACCAAACACCATGTCTATCCTTGCAACTAACGCGGCTGCAGGTACCCAGTATGTTTCAAGTATCAATGATTACAACAGTGAATTGTTCCCAGCAACAGTTGCTCCTGGCTCATTGGTAACTGGCACTGTCTACACAATTTACAGTGCAGGTACAACAAACTGGACTTCGGTCGGTGCTATGGCTAACATGACTGGTATCACATTCGCTGCTACTGGAACTGCTTCCGGTACAGGTCTTGCGGTATTGGCTAACGTTAACCCTGACGTTATTGCTTCGTTCAATACAGCCGCTATTGCGAACGTAGACAACGGTCAACCAACTCCGATTGTTACAATCGCAAACGCATAAGGTAGATGACTATGGCTCAGACTTCTTCCGTTCAGCAACTCAAGCAATCTGAGACCGAAATTGCGGTCCTTAAGGTTCAGTATGGAAATATCAATGAAAAAGTTGATGATCTAAAATCTGACCTTAAGGACTTTCGCAATGAAATCAAGGAGCAAATACAAGAAACTCATGATCTAATCAAAGGGTTTCAGGATGAAAACAACGCCCAGCACGACGAGGTCAACGAAAAGATTGCCGGCCTAGAAAAATGGCGCTGGATGCTTGCGGGTGCAGGTGTCTTAGCAGGTGCGTTAGGATTTGAGTCACTGCAAACATTATTAGGTATGGGTTAATATATCTAGCTTTTCTTGAACAACGTCAATGTTGACAGTACTAAACAATCCGGGGTGCAATGGCTTGGGATATAATCCATCTCCTACCCAAGCATAACCTACATGTTCATCGTTTAATTTAGGAATGAATTCATCTTCTACTTCGCAGAAGAACGTATGATATACGAACGTATTATTCACGAATTTTTGAATAGGAACAAATTTTAGAGCAGCGTCGAAGAACCCTATTTCTTCAGTGCATTCTCTTTGAATCCCATCTAGCAATGTTTCGTTATCCTCAAGTTTTCCTCCAGGAATACTCCACGTTGGATTCCGCATGTCCGACCGGAGTAGATACAGATATCTAGCACTAGCTTTGCTGTAGAAGAAGACGCCGACTGCTTGACGAGACATAGTTATATTTACCGTTTATCTCTACAGTTATCAAAATGCCAACGACCCATCGCCCCTGAGCCACCGGATTTTCCGCAATGCGGGCAATGAGTCACTGGTTTTGGTATTCCCGCTAGTGCTTCACTTACTTTAGGATTCTTTCTTCCTGTCATTTTTGCTATCCATTCGGCCGATCTAGGTTTTCCTGTTTGTCTAATACTTTTAGCTAAGTTTTGTTTATTGGTGTGTTTCCGACCTCTTAGAGCTTCGCTAAGTTTTTTCTTTGTACTAGAAGACCGAGGGATACCCTCTCTTCCACCCGGCCCGCCGCAGGTCTCTCGCATAGAATTTGCCCACTCGGTACTATCAACAATATCCCAAAGATCACTATAGTACCTGCCCATATTTTTAATCTCAGCCTTGGTGGTTGACTCTGCTAATATAGTTGTTTCTAAATGGACTCCGTGTTCTCTCAGGTGCTCGCCCCATTTAATACCTGATCCATGGTAGATAAATGGATTTCGTGTAGTATACCCTAGGTATTTCAGTCCGGTGTTAATGTGAGTCTTCTGGTATAGATAATAAATAGTCATAGCTGATGCTCCTTCATAGCGTTAGAGTAGTCGGAGAGGTTAGAGACTCGCGGACTACATCTTTATTTATCAAATAACTACGCTCCAATCTCCTTGGTCGACCCATCCCTCAAAACTTTTCATCCACATCCCGTCAGAATTCACATAGCGATACTGCACACTAGTAGTTAAATTAGTGACAAACTGCACAGTAGTTGAGGCTTGGGAGTCAAAAGATACAAACCACTGCCCGGTGTTGGCATTAAACTGAACAATGTCGTTGGCATTTGCGACTAAGTTGCCCCATGAAACAGTGGTAGCACCTGCACTGCCGATATCTTCCACAATTAGATACCTTACTCCTGGCATTGGGCCTGGTAATCCTGCGTTGGGTCCGGTTAATTGGGGGTTAATGATACTGTTCACAGGCGCTAACGTGTTTTGAGGTAGAGTGTCTTGGTCGATGTTGTAGATCAAGAATCTATCATCCGTTGGATCAGGAACAATGGTACCTACAATGTCGTCATTCATGTATGGATTCTGTAGCCAAATCTGAGAGATGCCGGGCTTGATAGCACCGTACACGTTCAGTAGCGCAGACCAATACAGATTGGTGTTAGGACTATCAGGTAACGCTAGTGAGTCGTTAGATGGATTAAACGCTTCATTTGCTGGAAGCAGTTGTAGTCTATTGCCCAATAACAATACTTTATAACCATAAGGTGTAATCTTTTGTCTAGTGCCAAGTAACAACTGATCGTCTTGGACATCCAATAGAGCAGAACCCTTGTAGATAGAAGCGATAATCTTTTCGATGACTCCCATCTTCTTGAGCTTAGAACTAGTGCTGATCCAGATAGGCATGTAGAACTTCCAAGTCATAACATCGATCGGGTTGTTAGTTCCAACTGGAATAGTTCTGCTTGAGAATGTTATTCCGTCTTGGAATACTGCGGATAAAGAAGTCCAGTCAATGAAGTTATCTGTGCTTTGTATTTCAAGAGCCGGGTTGAATAGAGTCGCTAGTTGTTCAAAGATTTCTAGCTTCTGCTGATAGTTTGTAGTCCAAAAGTCTACGTTAACCCTTAGCGTATACGGAACAGGCATCAACCGTTCAACTGTAAACGCTTGTCCTTGTGTAGTCTCGTAGCTTTGTGTTTCTTGATCATATGCACGTTGTCTAACGTTTATCTTATCGACAAACGTAGGATTCTGTGTCCATTTCTGATTATACTCAATACCAGTAATATAATAGGTGATCAAGGGTGCTGATGGGAGATTACTTGAAGAGTTGTTAGCGATGATCGTGGCTGCTTGTCTACTTGCGTCTCCATACATGATTGGTATACGTACTAGGATTTCATTGCCATTGGGATCCTTGCCTCTGGTGACATACCAGTTTGAAAATATCTTGGCAAATTGAATCAGAAAACGACGGACCTGATTATCATAGAAGAATTGGGCCATAGTTTGATATTACTCCGGTGGAAGAACGTCTGGCTTAGGCTGCAATATTGTTGACAACGGTTGAGCTTCGGGAACCAGTTTCGCTTCACTATTTAGATAGATTTGATCGCTGTCATTAATAAATGTTGATTTCAACGAGCGGTCTTCAATACCAAAGCCTGTGTCAGTTCTGACTTTATCACTGACTCTGATCCACATCAATCCGTCCCAGCGATACAACAACTGAGGTAAATAGTAAATGCGTAAGAAGTAGTCACCTACTTGTGGATTTTCCGGGAAACTGATACCTGCTCCGGTTGTCGATAGCCCGTTTGGTGGTAGCCCATCACCTGTCATGTATCCAGTGGTGTAGCCAAACGTACGAGGACTTGAGCGAGCAATATATTGGAATCCTGGAATACAGTCAGCACGATAGTCCATATTGATTGTGATGTCTCCAGTGAACCCAGGAGCAACTGGATCCTGATCCGCAGTTGCATAAGTGTTATCAGCAGTACCATACGGACCAACTACGATGCCAAATGACTGTACGTTTAGAATCATATCTGGTTCTACTGAACCCGAACCGCTTTCTGTTTGTTGAGGTGCTTGTTCGATGACTGCCAGTTGAGCTTGAACAAACTTGTCAATCTTGTCATTGAAGCCAATGGAATCGGCAGTCATGTCCCAAATGTTTTCGAGAACTGACTTCTTGATCTTGACGCCGGCTGCGGTGTTTCTGTAAAGAGGATTACTAATCAGCGTAACCGTACCGACTGCAGGATGACCCGGAGTCGCACCAGGATTGGTGTTGATATTGATCGGAGGCGCAGGCTGATTATACTTTCCAGATGGAATACCGTTGGATTGAAATGTACCATATGTAGGAACAACGTACAGTTTACTAGTATCGTATCCCGAAAGCGGAACTAGACGCTGTGCATCCGCTAGAGCAGCATTGTTGATTGCAATATTCTTGTTGTATGTAGAAATAATATCTGCAATGCTGCTGTTCTCCTCTACCTGCCAATAAGTTGCATTTGGCGGAGTGATTCCAGGAGGAACCTCGATAATTGACTTATAAATTTTACCACCATATGTGATTGTGTAGCCGGGTGGATACGTCTTAGTAGGATCGAAGTCACCGAGATAATTATCTTGCTCGGTAGGAGCATTAAGAATATCTGCAAATTCTTCGCTATTGACGAGAGGTTCACACTTGATGCGCCATAGATGAGGGAACCAAGTTTGAGAGAAACCCTCACTCGCGTAGTTAGCATCTGTGATTTGCATGTAATGCTTCAATGCTATTGGAATGGTATGATCTAATGGATTATAGTCAACCCTATGAGGAAGTTCGAGAACGTCTCCTACCATTAACTTTCTACCAATGATGTCAATCATATCATTGTAGTGAACAGTAACAAAGACGATATCGTTATTTAGAAAAAGCCCAAACTGACTTAGGTCAAAGTCTAGATTCTGAACATTGTAGTGCCCTCTTAAACGATAGATGCTGGTGTCATACTTTCTATCTCTGTTTTCTAGAAACAACAAGTCCTGAATTTGGGTAGGATCGGGTTCTAGATATTGAGGCTGAGTGGGGTCAATCGACGGTCCCTGATTAGTAATACCTGCATATTTGTGAATGTATAAGTCAGTGCCACCCACAGTGAATTGTTCCGATATCGTTCTATCAAAGAAGCGATAGTCGTTTTGCTTATTAGGACGATAAAGTGATAAACGCGGCATATCTTTATTTATCGTAAGAAATAGGTTGACACTCTTAACGGACGGTATTATAGTTAAAACATGACTGAACATAATGTAAAAAGTTGGATTCCCTTCTTTCAAGCGTTCGAGCGCGGAGAGAAGAAGCATGACATGCGAGACCTCAAGGATCGCCAGTATAAGGTTGGGGACATTCTCAATCTACAGGAATATGATCCGTTCACCGGCACATACACTGGGGCTGTGCTGCGTATGAAGATTACGTACATCACTTCTCGTGATACTCCGTGTGCATTCTCATCTGCTGCACTTGACCGAGACTATTGCATTCTTTCGCTGGAACCGGTTTATTAGAAATAAAAAGGTTGACTTTGGGAAAGAGTGCTGCTAATATAAATACATGATGAGGAGCAAGGTAATGAAAACTCGTAATCATGTTCACCGGAACATGTTCAAGTTCAACAAGCCCAGAGTCATGCCTGATAAAAAGAAACAGGAGCAAAAGCTTTCCTGTCGCAAAGCGTCCGCTCTAGTATAATTCGTTGTTTTTCTGTAGGAAAGAAAAGGCTTGACTTTTGTCCAGCCTTTTTGTATATTATATAAGTAATCTGAGATTTAGGAGATTCATATGGCTCGTCGTCCCGCTCTCGTTAAGACTAAAAAGAAAGTCACTCGCGCGGCCCCAATTCGTCGCGGCAGGAAAATGACTGGACCTGACTTCACTGGCTGGGAAAAGATGACCGGTCAGCAGTTCAACAAGTTCAAGACCAACGCAAAGTATTTCTACTATGAGAATTTTCAGGAAGCTGACTTGCTCCCTGAGATTTGGAAGTGGATGAAGGACAACAACTACTCCGTCCAAGACATTCGCAACGCTAAGGCCTCGAAAGGTCTTCATTCTCTCAACGTCTGGCATGCTATCACTTGCAAGCTGTTGCACACTGGTTGCCCCGATCACAATCAAGCAGAAGCAGACTACTGGGAAGCCCTTCCGGGCACGGGTCCCGTTCTGAATCCCATGACTACGTTCATCAAGGCCCGTGTCGCTGCGGCGATCTCAGACGGTGCTAAGGTTAACGAAGAAGAAAAGAAAGTAGAAGATGCTCAGGTTGCGAAGCCCGTGTTCCGTCAGAACATCCAAGAACGGATGCGTGAACGTGCAAGTGACGCTTTCGGAGAGATTGAAGGTATCGCTGACGACTTCATGATTGCAGGCTATCCTAAGGAGTATGCAACTAAGGACGCGGTGATGGGTTTTCTGAGCGAACAGAAAGTTCTCCCTCAACACCTCAACAGTTACATCAAGCACTGGGAAGCTCTCAAGGCTGAATATGAAGAAGCTAAAGAAGGCAAGTGCCCTCAATTGAAAGAGGGATATGCGAAGTACACTCGCACCCAGCTTAATAGCATGATCAAGTTTGCCGACCAGATCATTGAAAACTTGACTGCATACGTTGCGATCAAGCAAGCAACTCGCGCCCCTCGTGTTCGCAAAGCAGTTCCGATTGCTAAGGTTGTTTCTAAGCTGAAGCATCTTAGGTCCTTCAAGGATGAAGTTCTCAAGATGGATCTTGTGGGACTGTCCCCTGAGAAGCTGCACAATGCACAGGAGGCTTGGGTCTACGACACTCGTAGGCGCAAGATGCACCATTACGTTGCGGATCAGTACAGCAACTGCCTGATCGTCAAGGGCAATACGGTTCTTGGATTTGACAAGCGTGAGAGCGTCATCAAGACGCTGCGTAAGCCTGTTGAACAGATTAAGGCTCTTACCGGCAGCAGGCCCGCTGCACGTAAGTATTTCAAGGAGATCAAAGCTGTTGAAGCAGTGCCGAACGGACGCTTCAATGCTGACCTGATTATCCTCAAGGCATTTTAAAAGGAACCTATATGACAAACCAAATTGATCTAAACAAATACGCAGACTTCGTTCTTACTGTATGCTCTGGTCCGAGCAAGGACCTTGCTGCACTTATTGAGCGTCTACAAGAGCTTGATGCTAGCACCAATGTCAATCTTGCATTGCTTATGACTGCAAGCACTGGACTCGGTAGTGAGGGAGGAGAATTCCAAGAGATTGTGAAGAAGATATTGTTTCAAGGTAAACCGCTGACTGAGGATACGGTATTTCATCTTAAGCGTGAACTAGGCGACATTGGTTGGTACTGGGTTAATGCTTGTAACGCACTCGGACTTGATCCTAATGAAGTGCTTGCAGAAAACGTGCGTAAGCTACAAGACCGATATCCCGGAGGCAAGTTCGATGCATACTATAGCGAGAACCGCAAAGAGGGGGATTTGTAAATGTCTAATGTCAGAGTTAAAAACATCAATGTTGATCTGTCTACGGTGACGTTGAATAATCCTAAAGAAACTACTGATGGATCCAATGGGCAGTTGATTGAAAATGCTCTTGAAGATATGGGATTCCCTGTTGATCGTTCAGCAACTACTGATCTTCCGGGAATGGAAATAAAGTCAAAATCACTGTATTCTAGCGCAGACTGGAGTATTGGACGCATGACGTATGCTGCTATTGTAAATACGCCCTGGGCAGACTCTACAGTCAAAGAAAAGATGCAAAAACACTATCAGGTCACTATTGCTGAAAACCCATCTGATGCTTCTGGTGTAGTCACCAACGCTAAGGTAGTTGATTTCACGAATAGCGGAATCCAAAAAAAATTAGAAGAGGCCTACGAGGATTGCCGCCGACAACTTGTTGAAAACGATTCCGGTAATCACTTTACTGTAAAATCAACTATCGCATATTTTGAACATAAAATTGGTAATTCATATCAATTTAGAATCAGAAATTCTAGCATGAAGAAATTGGTATCCTTAGCCAATGCTGCATCTAATCCATTGTTTGATTTTGACTGATGGGACTAGGACCTCCTGTCTGTGTTGATTGCGGGGTCATAGCATCACTGTCTGAGGGGAGAGGATGGCGTTGTCAAAACTGCGGTGACACTTCCCTCCCCAAACATCTTTGGGAGCTTCCAAAAGATGAACAGGATAGCTTTGAATTAAACACTATCATCACTAAAGAGAATAAAGGTCAATCGTTTCCTGACTAAATAGATATAGCAAGGAAACGAACATGACCGCAGACATTCTATCAACGCCTACTAATCTTAACCTAGAAGAACTCAAGCAGGCTCTGTTTGAGAACGTCCGTTTGCGTATGGGCGGTGACATCATTGATCTAGAACTTGATCCTCAACACTATGAGGCTGCGTACAACTACGCTATCAAAATCTATCGTCAGAGAGCGCAGAACGCCACGCAAGAGTCATACACACTGTTGACTGTCATCAAGAACGTAGATACATATAC